ACTTTATTCAGACAGTTACCTTGATGAAATTATCAACACCGCTGAAGCCGTCATTTTGCCAATGTTGGTTGCAAATACTTCAGCAATCAACGCTTACAAATTAGATTCCAACATTGCTTATTTTTACACCCAACGCGAACACCATTTTGTTGCGGGTCAATCCGTCATTGTCACTGGATTACCAGCACCGTTCACGGCCACGCACACAGTAGTTACATCAGAACTTTATTATTTCACCGCAGCACTCACTTCAACAAACGTGACTTTGCGCGACATAATCCCAACAGGTACGGCGACACTTTCAGGCTATTCCGCAGCTGACATTTACGCCACAAGCGCGCCAATTGAATCAGCCGTACTTGCAGTGAGCGTCGAAGTTTTCCAGTCACGCGTTGCAGCAGGCGGTCAGATTGAGGGCGTGGATTTTGCCAGTACGCCTTACAGAATGGGACGCAGCCTAACCAATCGCGTGTCCACATTGCTTATGCCATTTTTAGACGTTGAAACGGTTGTACAGTAATGCCAGCCAATGCCGTCGCCGATACCCGCGCAGCCTTAGCCACCGCCTTTTCATCACTAGCGGCAACCTGCTATTCAAGCGTTCCTGAAGCACCAATTCCACCCGCAATCGTCATTGTGCCCGATTCTCCTTATATGGAAGTTGTGTTGATTGGCAAGGCTTCAACCAAGGTCAAAATTAACTTTGCAATCACTGCAATTGTTGCTTCCAATAGCAACGCAGGTTCACTAGACAACCTGGAAAAACTCATAATCGGAATTCTTGCGGCCATGCCCGCAGGATACGTTGTTGGCGTTGTTGAAAAGCCGACAGTGTTGGAAGTAGGACAAAGCCCAATGCTGGTTGCTGACATAAACGTTTCGACGTACTACACACAGACAACATAGGGGACAAAATGCCAACGACAATCATAACTGGTCGCGATTTAGTCGTGACCATTGCAACCGTAAATTACGACGCACAAGCGACCAGTGCAACACTTGCGAATTCACCAACGGTGGAAACGTACCAAACACTAGACGGCAAGGCTTACAAGCACATTGACGACCAGTGGACATTTGACGTTTCAATGCTTGCAGACTGGGGCGCTGCCTCATCATTGTGCGAAGCGTTGTGGACTGCATGCGAGACTGCACCAAATACAACTTTGGCGGTTTCACTCACTGCCGTGACTGGTGCGGTTTTTGCCTTTAATGTAATGCCAGTATTTCCAGCAGTCGGCGGGGCAGCACCTGACGCGCAGACCGTTGACCTATCATTTGTTGTGGTTGGAACACCAACCGAAACATTCAGTTAAAAACTACTAATCGGGAGACAAAATGAAGTTACCAATCACAATTGAATATAACGACGGGACGCAGATTACGTACACGGCTGCGCCACCTGAATGGGTTCGTTGGGAAAAACATTCGGGTCACACCATTTCCCAAGCGCAAGAAAAAATCGGTATATCCGATTTGGTATTTCTTGCATATCACGCCATGAAGCGCGAAGCAGCTGGGAAACCAGTCAAGCCAATCGAAGCATGGACGGAAACCATTTCCGAAGTGATAGTGGGTGAGGCAAACCCAAAAGCCACGCAGTCGGAAGCCTCAGCAGAATAGTTTGGGAAGTAGCCCTGGCAACGGGGCTACCACCAAGCGAATTTGAATCAGCCGAAGACATTTTGACGGTCATTGAGATTTTGGAAAGGCGAGCAAATGGCGAGTGACGCAATCAGTTATGACAAGAATGAATTGCGCGCCATTGTTCGTTCTTTCAAAGCAATGGACGACCAGGCACTTGCACAAGCCAAAGAAGCAACCAGCGAACTGGCAACTTACGTTCAAGGCAAAATTAAGGCAACCGCGTCAAGCCGTACACGCAACCTGGTTGACAACCGTGTTGCTGACGGTTCAAAAGTTTCAAAATCTTCCAAAGTTGGTGAAATCAGTTTTGGTTATGCTGGGCAGAAATTAAGCGGTGGCGCAACAACTCAGCAGGTGTGGGGTGGCGTTGAATTTGGTTCTAATCGCTACAAGCAATTCCCAGTGTGGTCAGGTCGCGAAGGTCGCGGTTCACGCGGCTGGTTCATCTACCCAACCCTAAGAAGCGTTCAACCCGAAATCATTAAGAAATGGGAAGAATCGTTTTCCAAAATAGTGAAGGAATATGACTAATGGCTGGCAGTCGTACCCTCAAACTTTCCATTCTTGGTGACGTTGATAATCTCAACAAGTCGCTGAAATCTGCAACCCAAGACGTTGACACATTTGGGGACAAGATTGGCAAAACTGGCAAAATGATTGGCGCGGCCTTTGTTGCTGCTGCCGCTGCTGCTGGTGCTTATGCCGTCAAGATTGGCATTGAAGGCGTCAAAGCCGCCATTGAAGATGAGAAGGCGCAGACACAGTTGGCGTTGGCGTTAGAGAACGCCACAGGGGCAACCACGGCGCAAATAGCAGCAACCGAACAATCCATTCTCAAAATGTCACTTGCCACGGGTGTGGCTGACGACCAATTGCGCCCCGCCTTGGGTCGCCTGGTTCGTTCGACGGGCGACATTACACAGGCGCAAAATTTACTTTCAACCGCACTTGACGTTTCAACGGCAACAGGTAAGCCGTTGGAAACAGTCGCCAACGCGTTGGGCAAAGCCTACGAAGGCAACACAACTGCCCTGGGCAAATTAGGTTTAGGCATATCAGCTGCGCAATTGAAAACTATGTCATTCACGGACGTCCAAAGCCGTCTTTCAGATTTATTTGGCGGGGCTGCTGCGCGCAACGCTGACACGTACGCGGGACGCATTGCCCGCATGCAAGTGGCATTTGACGAAGCGAAAGAGACGATTGGGTTTGCCTTACTGCCAATCCTTGAAAAAGTTATCAACTTTATTAACCAAAACGCATTGCCCGCAATCAACGCATTTTCAGACGCTTTCAGTCTTCAGGGCGGTGGTCTTGGTGGCTATATCACACAAGTTGGCAACTTAATCAGTGCAACATTTACGCCAATCATTAACGGCTTGGTAAAAGCATTTGGCTACGTCAAAGATGCAATCGGTGACAACCTTGACACATTCAAAGAATTTGGCGGTTACATTGCAACCTATCTTGCACCCGTCATTGGCACGGTTTTAGGTGGGGCATTGCAGGTTGCAGGCAAAATTGCAGGTGGCGTTATTGACGTCATTGCAGGCGTGGTTAGGATTTTAAACGGTTTAATTTCGGGTGCGGTTGCTGGAATTAACGCCTTGATTTCTGCCTACAATGCCATTCCCTTTTTGCCTAATGTTTCAAAGATTTCAACGCCAACGGTTAGCGTGCCAACAATTAAGACACCAACCGTTTCAACCGCAGTGCCGTCAATCCCAACAATTTCAGCACCGTCAGGCGGTGGGGCAACTACTTCAGGCGGTGGTGTGGCTAAGGCTGCAAGCGTTGTTGCAAGCGTTGCTGCGTCAGTGGCTGGTGGTGGTGGATTTACTGATTCACAGAACGCCGCGCGTTTGGCGGCTATGGGGGGCGGTGGGTTCACCGATTCACAAAATGCAGCCCGTATCAGCATTACAGTTAACGGGGCGATTGACAAAGAAGGCACTGCTCGCACAATTGTTGAAACCTTGAACAATTCCTACTATCGCGGCACTGGTGGTGCAACCGCGCTTGTGGCAATCTAATGACCCAGTGGAATCCCATTTGGAAGGTTGAAATTGACGGCGTTGAATACACCGACGCAATCTTGGCAAATCTGACAATCCGAAATGGTCGTACAAATATCTATGAGCAGGCGCAGGCAGGCTACGTCAATATTCAATTGCTTGATTTAGCGCAAACCATAATCCCAGTCAATATCAACTCAACAATTGGTGTTTCAGTCAAAGACACCGCAGGCGTATTTGTGGCAATTTTTGGTGGCAATGTGGTTGATATTGCCTTGGAAGTGCGTGAAGTAGGTTCAACCGCCTTCACTCAAACCTATTCAATCACCGCACTTGGTGCGCTTGCCCGTTTGCCAAAGTCATTGACTAAAGGCGTACTTTCCAAAGATTTTGACGGAAACCAAATTCAGACAATCTTGGAACAAGTTTTATTTGGTTCATGGGCTGAAGTTGCTGGTGCGGAAACTTGGGCAGCTTATGACCCAACAATCACGTGGGCAAATGCAGAAAACAACGGGCTTGGCGAAATA